AGTTTTGCCTTTAGTAAGGCGTGAGCTTTAGCCTTTTCAGGATTATTCTTTTTCCATTCAGACCATCGCTTTTTACGATTAGCCCAAAGAGCTTGATTTTTTTCTTTTCGTTGAATTTCCCATTCTTGGGAAGTTAATTGTTTTTTATTATCGTTATTCATTTATTTATTTTCCTTTATTAGTTTAGCGTTATTAAGGTTGATAGTTCCAACCTTATCTTTATCTTTACCTTCTAGGAAGGTTACAACCGCATTTCCAGCGGTAGTTCTGTAAGAAACTTTTACTAAAGTTCCTTCGTAGAGGTAAATTTCACCAAAGTATGTTGGTGTATTCCTAGAGTTAGTGATGATTACTTCTTCAGAAGCAGTCATATTTTTTCGCATATTTTCACGCATTTGTTTTCGTTGAAAATTCCAGTTTATCATTCTATGAGTCATTTTATTTTTTTCTTTCTTTGTTATTTGTTATCTTTTATCTTATGTATATAGTTTACCACAATTCCTGCAAAAGTCAAATTATTTTTTCAATTTGTTTTTCGTTGATTATCATCGAGTTATGATGAGCAACTTCAACTTTCTGCTGATATTTTGAGAAACTTTCGTCTAGTCTCTTTTGAGATTCTTCGATTGATTTTTTTAGTTCGGCAGAAGCCTTGTCGATATTTCCTAGGAGGATTTCTAATTTGTTTTTTCTTTTCATACCTATAATTTATCACATTTTAGAAATTTTGCAAGATATTTCTTCATTTAAATCTCGTTGATCATCAACAAGTTACAACGCAAGGGACCCTGCCGCTGCAAGTCGTTGATATTCAACTACTTACAACTTGTAAAACTTGTGATTGCGTATTGTAGCCACTAGCCTTGCGTCCCTAGCCCACTTAGGAGCAACGCTGATGGCGTGGTAATGGTTTGCACCCTTTACAATGTCTGGCATCTGTTTATGGATGACTAGATCAGCAAGGTATAGAGCGTTCTTGCCTTGTGCTGTTGCCAGTAACTTCTTCTTGGTGGCTTCACTTACTCCACCATTCCAGAAGCTGAATTGCTTAGGCGATAGGCATACTTGCCTAGGCGTTTGCTTACGCTCTATGGTGCGTGTCTGTATGACACTAGCAACACCTGCCATACCCTCAAAGGTCTCGCCCCTAGCTTCGCCTAGTATTGTGAGTGCTACAATGAATAGTTCTGCTGTCATAGTATTAGTCCCTTCCGTTGCTAACTGCACCACAGTAATCACTAGGCTTCTCTGCACTGATAGTGCCGAGGCTATACCCCTCGGAGCTAGTCGCACCCCAAAGGAAGCAAGTCTGCGTCATCTCATCGATGATGCTCTGTGCCTTGGTTGTTGCAAGGTCAAGTAGTCCACCTTTACGCCCCTTGGCGTTGATCTTATTAATCAAGCTATGTAACGCAACCTTGGTGAGAGCGTGCATCACATCATCTGGATGAGCGTAGAAGTAAAACGCTTTGCCGTTGCCCATATCGTGCAACTTGCCGTTAGTTCCTTCCCAATTATATATACTATTGAAGAAGTGATTGATTTGTTTGATGCTTCCTTCGAGAAGGTAAGCATTGTTTTCGCCGAAGGTTTGGTAACTGATTTTGAGGTTTTGTTTCATTGTTCTATATTGCCTTTCTGTATTGGTTTCGTCAACTATTATTTTTGCATCGCTTCTTGGTGGATGCTTTCCACCTTGTTAGCGTGAGCGTCAAGAGTAGCGATGGCCTTGGTAGAGGCATCCTTTAGGTCTTGGCTAGCTTTGTTGAGGTTTGCGATCAGTTGTTCGTATTTACTTAATTTCTTCATATAGGTAATCTATCACAGAATAAGAATAGTGCAAGGGATTTTTACCATTTAAATTTCATTGATAGTCAACAACTTACAACAAAAAGTAAAGTATACCCCCATTTTTGAAAAGTTAGTCAGATTCAGGCCATCAATATAACCACGGGGGTACTAATATCATTCTCCCCGAAAATAATAATATATTTGATATATACTATATAATAGCCTATATACCCCCCCCCTTTTTTAAAATCTATTTAAATTCAATACAATATTATGTATTTCAAGATAAAAAAATCCACGGGGCTATTTTTATTTAAAAACCCTTTTTTATATATACTTTACAAGGTATTCTTAATATCATGAAAATAAATATAAAATCAACAATACTATTCTATTTCTTATCTAATAATAATTTAAATTGTTTTTTATGCATAATAAGACTTATATTTTAGAAATAAGAGCTTATAATATGTATTTACATTAACATATCCCGTGTAAATCTATACAAGAAATACAACCCAATGGCAGACCCTACAGAGTTTAAAAATATCTTATTAAATTGTTTTTGTTGTTCTACCTGTGGGTTTTTTATACGCAATCCTGTAATCCCGGTAAATACTATTGCAGGTTGCAGCAAAGACCTAGTTAAAAATAATAACCCAACCGCAGCTGATTTAAAAAAATCTGGCCAATCGATTGGTCAATTTTTAGCAGCCCAAAGCGAAAAATACTATGACGAGTTTTTAAATGTAGAAGAATTTGTAAGTCGAGAGGATGAATTTTTATTTGATAAACAATATAGATATAATAATCTTGATAGGTATAATAGATTATTCCCAATATATTTAACAGAAACTCAGGTCAGTAAATTAAAACAAAAAAAATTAACAGGATCATATTCTATTAATGGATCACAAAGCTCTAACTACAGCACGTCATCAAGTACGTTTTATAGCTATAATTATAATTTTTATCGATCGTTTTACTCAACTCAAAACGGTAATGAGAGTATCTCACTTTATTCTTCAAAAAGTGCAATTAGACCAACTAGTAGATCTTCAGCTAATGTTTTAAATGATATATTTAATAGTTTATCTGATGAAATTACTCTACCTGGTAGGTATTATACATACACATATGGCATTTACACTTATGGTGGTTTCGCCCAATTTTTTTTAAATAACAATATGGATTATCTTTTTACCGCTTATTATCTGGCGGTGAGAGGTTTTTATGATAGGTATATAAGTAGAACATGGCTTGGCGAAAATTACTGGGCTTACAACTATTATGGCTATTACTACGGCTGGGGCTGGGGCTGGGGCTGGGGCTGGGGCTGGGGCTATGGTTATGGTTGGGAATGGGGTTATACTGCTTTTGACGATACACCAAAAGCACAAATAGGCCAACGAGTCGTAGGAGCAGCACCATATATTTTAATAGTAAATAGAACCACTAACTCAGGCTATAAAGTCATTACAAACACCGCTAAATCTACTTCTTATCATAATTATTATTATTATCTAGACAGAAGATCTTTTGAATTAAGTTTAAGACGACATGTAGCCCTTTGTAGCTCAACTCCGCCTTTATATTTCTCAGATGACGAAGATGATGAAGAGAATAAAAATAGTCCGAGTTGTTATACTATATCTTTTTTAGCGGCCGCCTCTAGTCGTAGCAGTAATCGTAGTGGGTCGGGCTCTTTACAGGGCTCTGAGTTAAATTACTCTTACCCAGACAGGTCTCATAATTACGACATTCCAAGTAGTAGTCTTGAAATGGCTCTTGATCTTAGAATTTCATTCCTTGTAGGAAAAAAAATTGTAAATGAACGTGATCAAAATTATGGAAAAATTAAATGTTATTTTTTTATAAATAGTATAAGCGTGCCGGACTTTGCTACTTTCAGTCCAAACTCTTCTTTTTCCAGATCTGCACTAAGGCAGGCGCGCGCGGCTGAGGGTTATAGCAGCGACGGTGCTGATTACTTGGATTATTATTATGGTTATTATTATTATTATGGTTGGTTTTACTATCAATATTATAACCCTAATTTTTACTATGAAAAATCTAACAATACTCAAATATATCTTAATTTATTTAACAATAATATAACTTTAGATTTATCAGATTATGCTCTTCCGACTGTGTTTCGAACGTTAGAGCAAGCAAAAGTAAGTGTAGAATCTGAGAAGTCATATTATGCATATATAGAAGATTATTATAATCGAACTGGTTATTATGGTTTTCAGGGAAGTGCAAATTTTAACGGATCTGGGTTTTCTAGCTATACAGCATATTTTAATTTAAAAGAAGATTCTTCGACGGAAGATTCTTCGACTTAATTAATAATCTTGACTTTAAATTATATTAATATTAAACTCATATTATGTTAAGTATTATTATTGTATTAGGTTTAACTTATCTTTCTTTTAAGTTCTTTTTTATATTACTAGATATGGAATTAACTGATAGAGTCAAGGATAAGTACAATTTTATAGATACCAAAGCTAATGATTTTATAGATTGGGTTAATAATTTATTGAGCTTTAACTTTACTATGCCAAAATTTAAATTAAATTTAAATCCAATTAAAAATATCATCAAAAAATATAAATCTTATAAAAGATATGATCTTATTGATTGCTCTAATGTAAAAACTACTAAAAAATTAAAAGTAACAAAAACAATTAATCCAAATAATATTATCACAGATTATATTGAAACTGACCATAATGGATTTCAAACAAAATGGCAAGTCGTGGAAACAACTGACCCAAGGCTCAATATCCAAACCGAAACAGTTGTTGTTCAAGAATTTGAAGAAACAACCGAAACAAATTCAGTTTCGTTTGCTTAGTTGCTTGTTAAGGCGTATCCTTTTTTAAATTTTAAATTTAACTCAAAAGGATTAACAGCTAAACCATGATCAAATCTTTTAATGAAATTTCTTCCTTCTTTTGGCATTGGAGCGATAAACATTTTTTTATCAATTCTTAAAACCACTTGAGTAGGAAGAACTGACACTTCTGCTATCTTTTTTTTCATTTTATTTTTAATAGCTTTAGCTATTGCACAATTTTGAGGATCAGCTTTTTCTCCTTCAAAAATATTCTTATTCGTTATCTTTAGTCTTTGTTTCATTTTTATCTCCATTTATTTGTTCTATTTTATACTCATAATTATCTGAGTCTTCTGTAACCCATTTAGGGCTATTTTCTGCAGTGTAAATATGAGAGTTTATTTTTCTTTGCAACAAAAAATCATTAGGTTTTGTTGCGAAGCTTGGATCGAATACTTTAATTCTATTGTTGGGTTGTATTGCGAAATTGCCATTGTCAAGTTTTATAACATGTCCAGCTTTGTGTTGATCTGGTTTTTGACTAAATCCAAAATTGAATTCATTATAATCGCTATGCGCCCAATCAAGAGTAAATAAATAACGGCCCATATATTCTTTACCACTTCTGCCCGTATACTTAATTACCTTATTTTCTAACAAATAAAAATTCGTTACAGATATATGATAACTAAAACTATCCCAAAGTTCTAGTTCAGTTAGCTCCATGTCTAGTGCATCTTCTTTCGAACAAAAAGCACTAATAGGTGCATGCCACCAAATTCCACCATCTTCCATAAGGAAATTAAAAAGTGGAACTTGACTTGGTAGACTTGTAACACCAAAAATTAAACATTTATATTTTTTATCGAAACTATCCTCTTGATTTCTTAAATAATTGCCTCTCACAAAGGCTTCAACTGGAGGTATGTTTGCGTTCAGATATGCCACGGCAATTTTATTTACACCTAATTAAAATATAGTGTAAACCATTATGTAAACCTCATGTCTAAAAAGCATAGAAAAGAACAAAAAGAGGACAAATCAGTAGCAGTTCCTCAAAGAGACAAGATTCAACAACCTTTGAATATTAGAGATCTGAATTGGACAGAAAATCAAAAAAAGTTCATTCAAACTTTGCAAGATAAATCTACAAAAATGATGTTCTGTAAAGGCCCAGCAGGAACAGCTAAAAGTTTATTAAGCGTTTATTGCGCTCTCCATGCAATTAACAACAAGAAGGTAGGAGAGATATTCTATATTCGCAATCCCGTGGAAAGTAGCACTCATAATTTAGGCTTTCTTAAGGGGGATCTTCACGAAAAATTAGATCCATATTTACAGCCTTTAATGGATAAGCTCCACGAATTATTACCTAAAGGTCAAGCAGAATTACTATTAAAGCAAGAAAGAGTCAAAGGACTTCCATTAGGATTCTTAAGAGGACTTAGTATTAATGCTAGTTATATTATATGTGACGAAGCGCAAAATTTAAGTGTCCATGACCTTTTGTTAGTTAGTACTAGAATGGGTAAATTTAGCAAGTTAATATTTATTGGAGATATTCGTCAGTCAGATATTAAGAATAGTGGATTCGAAAGAATATACCAGCTATTTGATGATGAAAAAAGTAAAAATAAAGGCATAGTAACATTTAAATTTGGCACAGATGACATTATGAGAAATGATATTTTAGCTTATATTATTGAAAAATTCGAAGAGGTACACTAATTTAATATTGAAATTTTAATTAATTTTAAGTATAATTAGTATTATGTTGAAGTTATACTGTCCAGAATGTGGTAATCCTACGAGTTATTCTGTATCTAAACCTAAATTTTGTAGTAACTGTGGAAATTCTTTTGAAAAAACAATAATTAATAAAATTCAAACAGAAAAATCTAGCTTTAATAAAATTCAACCATCTAAAAAAGTTATAGCAAGAAATGAAGAAGATTTTAATGATGATGAAGATGATTTTCAAGAAATAAATTATGTTCCTGATATCAAAAAATTAGATTGCGATATTATAGAATCTAAAAAACAAAATTTAAAAATTAAAGATATAATTGGTACAGCTGATCCAATAGATAATTCGCAAAGAAATAAAACAAAAAAATTATCTAAAACAGAAAGAAAGAAATTTTTAGAAGAATTTCAAAAAGAAGCTGGTTCATTGCGCCCAAAATCAAGAGGGCGAAGAGATGGATGAAAATCCTACTTTTGAAGATTCAATAGACTCAATAAACTCTGAAATAATAAAAAGAAGAAGTAAGTGGAATCTTACAGCAATTAATTGGATGGATTTCAGTGATGTCGCGCAAATATTAAGAATTCATATTTATAAAAAGTGGCATCTTTATGATCATAAAAAACCTCTTGCGCCTTGGGTAAATCGAATTATTAGTAATCAAATTAAAAATTTAATTAGAAATAATTATAGCAATTTTACAAGGCCATGCTTAAAATGTTCGGCAGCAGAAGGCGAAGATGGATGTACAATTTATAATAAGCAATGCAATGCATGTCCTCTTTATGCTAATTGGGGAAAAAGTAAAAAAAATGCCCATGACACCAAATTAACCGTTAGTATAGAAAATCATTCTCAAGAAATTAATAATTTGCCCACAGATCTAATTAATATTGAAGAAGCTGCAAAAAATATTCATACTAAAATGGAAAAAGTTTTAAAACCAATTGAATGGCGAGTTTATAAGTATTTATATGTAGAAGGTAAGGACGAAGAGCAAACTGCAAAACTAATGGGCTATAGAACAAGCGAAAAAAATAGAATTGCAGGATACAAGCAAATTAAGAATATCAAAAAAATAATACTATTTAAAGTTAAAAAATATTTATATAATGGAGAAATTGATATTAATTAATATGAGCGAGAACTTACCAGAACTTACAGAAGAGCAACAATTAAAACTTTTAAATGAATGGAATAATCGTCCAGATAATCCTCCATCGTTAGTAGAATTAGTTAAACTTGCATTTGGTAGAGATGACTTAGATGGCAGAAGCAAACAAGGTAAAGCTGTAAAAGAATTTTTAGCCTCTAGACAAATTAAACCCAGAAAAAGTCATGAATATGAAGCCAAAGGTTTAATAGAATTAAATAATGAACAAAAAGAATATATAGCAAATAATTGCCATATGATGACTGGATTAGAAATGGCTAAAATCTTATTTAAAAATGAATCTTTAACTAATTTATGCCAAGAAACTAGAAGTATTTTGGAATATATGAAAAATATTCCTAGTAATGTAAAATTCAATAACAATGAAAATGAAAACGCAGCTACAGAAGGATACAAACCTCCTCGTAGTGAAGAAAGAATGATAGTTAAAATTAATAAATATGTTTTAGACGGTATTGATAAAAATAAACTTACTCATAAACATAAAAAAGAAATTAACTCACTTATTAGCTATATGAATACCCATAGATTTATTCATCAAATGAATATTTATGACAATGAAGCCGATAGAGAACTTTTTGAAAGTAGTTTTGTTAGATATACTTATGATAAAGGCGACCTTTCTCAAGAAGAAGTGGATCAATACATCGTACTTTGTACGGAAGTAGTTATATCTTCTAACATCCAACAAACTATTAACGTATTACAAAATCAAATTGAACTTTCTATGCAAGAAGATGGAAAAATACCAATGGCTGTAGTAGAAGCCAGTAGTACAGCCAGAAAAGAATACAATGACTGTGTAAATCGTCAACAAAAATTAAACAATGATCTTAAAGTAAAACGTAGCGATAAATTAAGCAAACAAGTTAAAGAAACAGCTTCTATAATTAATCTTGTACAAATGTGGAAAGAAGAAGATAGCAGAAATAAACTTTTAAAAATGGCCGAAATGCGCAAACAAGTAGTCGAAAAAGAAATAGATAGATTATCTACAATGGATGAAATAAAATGCAAAATTTTAGGCATTTCAAAAGATGAGATTTTAAATGGATGAGTATAATATGTAAAGTAGATGGTAAGGAATTTAAAGATGAAAAAAGTCTTCATCTTGCTTTAAAGGGATATGGTTTAAATAAAGTAAAATATTACCAAAAATATTATGAGCGCCGAGATTTACTTACTAAAGAATTAATCAATTTTAAATCAAAAGAACAATATCTGAATAGCGATTTTAATGATAAGAATAATATGAAAAAATGGCTTAAAAATCAACCCATAGAAGAAGTCAAGCAATATTGTAAACAATTATTAATAAAAAGAAAAGAATTAAAGGGATTAACGTATTCTCCAACTCAAATAGAACTAAGAACTATAATGGCACCATCAATTATATTTTATAATCAAATCTTTCAAAACTATTATGATATATGCTCTTCTATAGGATTAGAAAATAAATTTATTAATCCTAATTTACTTATAAACAATTTTAAAAATAAATTAAATCAAAAAGACACAATATATGTGGACACCCGAGAACAAAGCTGGCTAAAATTTAATACTCCATTTGAAATTAAAACTCTATCATTTGGGGATTATACCTGTTCAAATGATAACTGCAATTGCTTCATAGAAAGAAAAAGTCTCAGCGATTTCATAAGCACTTTAAGCGTAAAAAATTATGATCGATTTAAAAATGAAATCGAAAAAGCTAAAAAGAATAATTCATATATCGTTGTTATGGTAGAAGAAACATTATCAAATGCATTAAGTTTTCAATATCTTCCTCATATAAGTAAAAAAATAAAAGCAACACCAGAATATATATTTCATAATGTTAGAGAACTATTACAATCATATGATAATATTCAATTTTTATTTGTTGATGGAAGAAAAGAAATGACGAGATTAATAGAGGGTATATTTGCTAGCAAATGTTCTTATAAAAAAATAGATTTGCAACTAGCATATGATATGAAAATTTTATGATGCATTGTCCAGAAAAATATTTAAAAGAAATCAAGGATGTAAACGCGGAACTTTCACAATTGAAAGGTTTTCTTAATGATAAAGAAGCTAAAATTAGTCTTGCTAAATTTCTTAGAGCAAATATAGGATTTTCTACAGAATTAATCAGTGGTGTAAAACTTGCTCCTTATCAAGAGATACATATTAAAGCTTTACTAAATAGAAATTTTAATTTATGTGTTTTTGGTAGAGGTTGTGGAAAAAGTTTTATAGCAGCGGTATTTTGTTTTCTTCAATGCGTTTTTGAACCTAATACGAAAATTCTTATAGCTGGACCTACATTTAGAACAGCTAGATTTATTTTTAATAATCTAGAAAAAATTGTAAATAGCAAAGGCGCAGAATTGTTAGCTCAATGTTTTGGAGCAAAAACTAGAAGAAATGATCAATTTGAATGGGAGATAAATGGTGGTAGCATTGTAGCAATTCCATTAAACGGAGAAAAAATACGAGGATTTCGTGCGAATGTTCTTGTGCTAGACGAATTTCTCCTTTTGCCAGAAGAAATAGTAAAAAATGTATTAATGCCATTCCTTGTAGCGCCACAAAATATTAAAGAAAGAATGGAGATCAGAGAAAGTGAAGATAAATTAATAGAAGAAGGATTAATGAAAGAAAGCGAAAGGATGGTTTTTGAAAATACTAGTAAAATGATAGCTCTTTCTTCAGCAAGCTACACTTTTGAAAATCTTTATAAAATATATAATGAATGGACCGAAAGGATAACGGATAATGAAAAAGGTGAAGCCACATATTTTGTAAGTCAATTAAGTTATGAAGCTCTCCCAGAAGAGATGATAGATAAAACCATTATTGAAGAAGCTCAAGCTGGCGGATCTAGTCATAGCGGTTTTCTTAGAGAATATTGTGCTAGATTTACAGATGGAAGTGATAGCTATTTTAACGCAAAAAAAATGGAAGAATGTACTTTGAAAACTGGCGAAAAACCTCATACTTTAATGAAAGGAAATCCAAATAAAAAATATATTCTTGGAATAGATCCAAATATGAGCGATAGCCCAAACGCAGATTATTTTGCTATGGCTATTATGGAATATGATGAAGAAAAACAGCAAGGTATATTAGTACATACTTATGCTGGCCTTGGAAATTTAAAAAATCATGTTAATTATTTACATTATATAATTAAAAATTTTAATATTGTATTTATGATTCTTGATAATGCTGGTGCAGATACATTTTTAGCAGCTTGCAATGAGTCTAATATATTTAAACAAGAAAAAATAGAAATTAAAACATTTGATATAGATTCAGATCTAGAAGGAGTAGATTATGATTTAATGATTAAAAATGCAAAAAATCAATATAATCTTCAAGATAGAAGAATTGCATTTAATCAAGTCTTTACAGCGAGCTTTATTCGTAAAGCAAATGAATATTTACAAGCATGTATTGATTATAAAAGAGTTTGGTTTGCTAGTAGAACTGCTTCAGATGAAAATTCATTTAATGAAACAATAGG